TATGTATCACCAGAGATGTCAGCAAGCAGTGTAGGTTATCGTTTTGATACGCTGTATAAGAATTATTCAAATACAGGCTTGATGTGGTCAAAAGATGGCGTTGATGATGCAGACTATAAAGCATATATCGAGGAAGTCGCAGAGCGTGATAATAAATTCATAGTGGCTACGCCAGCAGATTTTCAGCGACAGATAACAGTGACCAAGTTAAAGAATTGGGTTAAGAAGTACAAGCTTGATTGTATCGCGATTGATGGTATTACGTATCTTTCAGATGAGCGATATAAGCGTGGAGATTCAAAAACCACGATGCTTACAAACATAAGTGAGGATTTAATCGCGCTGAGTGTAGAACTTGAGATTCCTGTCATGGTAGTAGTTCAGGCGAACAGAAATGGAGTTATAGATGCTGACAAAGAGGGAGTACCTGAGCTTGAGAGCATCAGAGACAGTGATGGTATAGCCATGAATGCTACAAAAGTTCTGTCAATCAGACAGACAAAGGATAATGTGCTAAAGATAGGAGTCAAGAAGAATCGATACGGAACAGTTGGTGGAGAGGTAGCATATAATTGGGATATCGACACAGGAACATTCACGTATCTACCTACTGTTGATGATGCTGTAGCGCGAGATAGTAAACCGCGTGAAGAAAGAAAGCGCAATACTAAAAAGTCAGATGCTAAGGAGGACGTATTCTGATGAAGATAGGCGAGACCTATTACAATGTCGAGCTGTCAGATATTCTTGATGAGCTGGCTATTCAGCTACAAGCCAATGGAATACAGCTTTTACAAAAGCGTAACAATCTACAGACACACATCATGGTTCAATGTCCATATCATAGCGGAGGGCAAGAGAAGAAGCCTTCCGCAGGACTGAGAAAAGACGATGGAAAGTTTCATTGTTTCGCATGTGGCGAGATTCACAGCTTGCCAGAAGTGATTTCATTCTGTTTTGGTAAAGATGATGACATATTAGGCAAGTTTGGAAACAAGTGGTTGCTCAAGAACTTTTCACATCTTGAGACAGAAAGTAGAAATGATATACCGCTTGATATGTCAAGAAGCAGAAAGCACAAAAGAAAGGAGTATGTGTCTGAAGATGTATTGGACAAATATCGCTATACTCACCCTTATATGTATGAGCGTGGTCTGGACGATGAGATTATTGAGACTTTTGATATTGGCTATGATAAAAGCAGTGATTGTATTACTTTCCCTGTCCGTGATATTTCTGGCAACACCCTTTTTGTTGCTACACGAGCCGTTAAGACAAAGAGATATCACTATCCCGAAGGAGTAGAAAAACCGCTTTATGGCATATTTGAGCTATATCAGTTAGAAAAATTTCCAGATGAAATTTATATTTGTGAAAGTATGATTGACGCTTTAACTATTTGGTGCTATAATAAATATGCAGTAGCATTAAATGGTTTGGGTAATGAATTATCTATTGCACAAATAAAGAAACTTCCGTGTCGAAAAGTTATACTTGCAACTGATAAAGATGATGCTGGTAAAAAAGCAAGAATACGATTAAGAGAGGAGTTGAGCAATAAAATTGTTACTGAATTAGACTATAGAACATACCCAGACCATGCTAAAGATATGAACGATATGACAAGAGAAGAATTTTATGCGTTAGGAGAAGTTTTGTAGTATGTATGGATATATTTATAAAACAACTAATTTAGTAAATGGAAAGATTTATATTGGTCAGCATAAGTCACAAGTGTTTGATAAAGAATATCACGGTAGTGGTAAGTTAATTCGTAGAGCATTTGAAAAATACGGAATTGATAATTTTAAGACAGAATTATTAAAGTGGTGTGAAACTCGTTCAGACATAAATAGATATGAGAAGATTTATATTCATGTACATCATAGTGATAATATGTTTGTTGGATATAATATCTCTAAAGGCGGAGACGGTGGAGATACATTTTCTGGATTAACTGATGCTGAAAAAGAACATAGACGGGAGAAAATGAAAGTGTCTATGTCTGGACGCACTGTTATAAATAATGGCGAAATCGAAAAATATGTGAAACAATTTGAATTACAAAAGTATTTAGACAGCGGTTTTATTGAAGGATATTTACATACACCAGAACGAGATAAAACAAGAAGTGAAGCAAAGAAAAAATTTCATAGAGAACATCCTGATTTTAGAAATGGTGGAATGTTTAAGAAAGGAAGTTCTGGTTTTACAGGTTGTCATACAGAAGAAACAAAAGAAAAGATAAGGCAAAAATTAGTAGGTACAAAGCAATCAGAAGAAACAAGAAACTTAAAATCACAACTGTTAAGAGAAAGATATGCAAGTGGTTGGCAAAACCCAATGAAGGGAAAAGAGCCTTATAATAAGGGAGAACGAGGTATTTGGATGTGGGTGACAAATGGAACGAATAATATACGTTTGAGAACTACAGAAGATGTTCCAGAAGGTTATCATAAGGGTAGAACAGCTGAGAGAACTTCCATGCAGAGAATTAATACTTGCTACAGATATGGACAAAGCAGGACTAAAGGCGAGAGAACGAATACGAGAAGAGGTAGATAACAAGATAATCACTGAATATCGTTGGAATATCAAGACTTTCAAAGATATTGGAGCTATGTCAAGAGACTACTTTTTAGGTCTCAAGAAAAAAATTTAAAAAATTTTTAAAAAAGTAGTTGACAAATTTAAAAACGTGTTATATAATGTTCTTGTCAGTTGAGATGACAGTCGAAAAAATCACAAGACTTGAGAGGAGAAACGCTTATGAGAACAAATGACATTCAGATTAAAGGAAACTTCATTGGTGGCAGACAGGGTTATGCTTACACATTCAACAGCGGAAAGATAAAGACAGTCAAGATTGACCTTGATAAGAAGCAAGAGTACGACACATACAAGAGCTGGCGCGACATCATCAAAGTCAACAAGCAGACATCACGTGGTAGCATCGATGTGACATGCAGTATCGGACAGACAATCAATGCAGATGGTACTTCAGTTTGGGAGATTACGAGTTGGGGTTGCTGTCTTTCTGGTTCATTCGGGTACAGCGATTTGATGGAGCTTGCAAACAGTGCTAATCTTCCCATCGTGCAGACAGAAGATATCGTTGGTCTTTGTCAGTTCAGTGATGAGTCAAAGTTTGCGTATGTTCAGCTTTTCAAGGTTGGCAGAGTTGACATTCACTGTCAGACAGTAGCAAAGCTGATTCCACTTAACGATGATGAGATGCAGGAAGTTGCTGAGAAAGCTAATCGCTGGTGCAACAGATAAATCAAAGCGGGCATAAGCCCGCTTGCTCATTCTTGAAAAAAAAATTTCAAAAAAGTGCTTGACAGATAGAAAAACGTGTAGTATAATGTTCTTGTCAGTGAGAGAGATGCGCTGACAAAATCACAAAAATCAAAGACATCACAAGGAGGAAACGGTTATGATGACACGTGAAGAAAAGCTTTATTCGATGACAATGGGTTGCTTAGTTGAGGTTGCTAATAAGCTTGGTATCAAGATTGATAAGAAAGGCGCAAAGGCAAAAGCAGTAGCAAAGATTCTTGAAGCTGAGAAGAAGCAGGCAGATGAGATTAAGGTTGATGAGTCAAAGCTTGTTCCTATGCCCGGAGCTGAGAAGCTTGCAGATGTTGATAAGGAAGTCAAGAAGATTCAGGATAAGAGAAAAGCTGAGAAGAAGCAGAAAGCAAAGAAAGAGTCTGAAACTGAGTGTTCGTTAGTTGATGCTGATAAGGTTGAGATTGTCAAAGAGAAGAAGCAGAAGAAAATCAGCGCAGTTGCAAGTCGTGAGCTTGGTCAGGGTTTTGTGTCTGATGAGCTTGATAAAGCAAAAGCTAAGTACAAGATAGTTGGAAAGCGTATTCGACTTATAGATAAGGACAACAAGTGTTTCGCTTACATCTTAACAAACAAGTCGAATATCAGAGTTTACATTCGCGAGAGTAGCGCGAGTTATTCACAGATTGCTGATGTAGCTGTTGATAATAAGTATTCAAAGTCAAAGTACAACAAGACAGCTACTATTGAGTATAGCAATGTTAAAGCAGTCGTAAATCTTGCAAAAAACTAAAAGGAGGAAAAACTTATGGCACGATTTAATGCGAGTGAGTCCGCCAATTATGGCGGACAGGGAGGCGGGGGCTTCTTCAGTATTTCAGAAAACAAGGGAGTAAAGCGAGTCAGATTTCTTTACAACAACGAGAACGACATTGAGGGCTTCAGCGTTCATGAGGTAGATATTGACGATAAGAAGAGATACGTAAACTGTTTACGTACTTACAGAGACCCTGTTGATATGTGTCCGTTCTGTCGTGAAAAGATAAAAACACAGGTCAAGCTTTTAATTCCTGTCTACAATGTAGATGAGGACCAAGTACAGGTGTGGGACAGAGGTAAGAAGATGTTCGAGAAGATGTCCAGTTTGTGTAGCAGATACGCAAACAAGGATAATCTTGTACAGCACATTTTTGAAGTCGAGAGAAACGGAAAGCCCAAAGACACAAACACGACCTATGAGATTTATGAGGTCGAGAAAGATGATACACAGCTTGAAGATTTTGAGGACGATATGCCGAAGCTTCTTGGTGGTCTTGTTCTTGAGAAGTCAGCTGATGACATGGAGTATTATCTTGAGGAAAAAGAGTTCCCGCCTGAAGATGATGGGGAAGAAGAAAGACCGCGCAGACGTTCAAGCAGAGAAGAAGCAACAACGCGCAGACGTTCAAGCAGACGCGATGAGGAAGAAGATGCGGAAGATGATGCAGACGATGAGGAAGAAGATGAGAAGCCCGCAAGACGTAGTTCCGCACGTTCTGAGAGACGTACACCGCAGAGAAGAGGAGATAAATAATGCCGTTGTTTACGTTGCCTAAGACAAAGACAAACAGAGCTTTAGATAAGTCAATCGCAGGCAAGACAGCTACAGCAAAACAAGTGGTCCCGTCATTAAAGGGCGGGACCAGTTTAATCGGTAGAATTGAACAGATTAAGCAGATGGTCGAAAAGAATCTTGGAAAGTATCGTGATGAGTATTTATGTATCACAGATAAGGAAGTGCTTCATGATTACATCACAGAATGTATAGGCAATGGATACTTTTCGCTTGATACTGAGACTGATGGTCTTGACCCGATGCGTAATAAGATTGCAGGACCATGTATTTACACATATGGTCAAAAGAGTGCATACATTCCAATCAATCATATCAGCTATATCACGCAACAGAAAGCTGTTGGACAGCTTGATGCTGATTTTGTGCGTGAGGAGTTCAAGCGATTACTGAAGAAAAAGCCAGATATTGATATGTTCAATGCCGACTTTGATATCAGAGTCATGCGACACTTTGGTGTTCTAGATATCTACTGTACATGGGATGCTTATTTAGGAGCGCGTATTCTTAACGAAAACGAGCCTACAAACAAGCTGAAGCCATTGCATCAAAAGTACGTAATGAATGGACAGGGCGATGCCTTCACATTTGATGAGCTGTTTAAAGGCATACCGTTTACATTGATACCATACAATGTTGGATATCTGTATGCCGCACACGACCCGATAATAACAACAGAGTATTGTGATTATCAGAGACAGTATTTGAGACCTGACCATGAGCGTGAAGATATGCGACAGCTTTATTGGGTGTTCAAGAATATTGAGATGGCTTGTGTTCCTGTTGTAGCAGATATGGAAGATACTGGTGTTTTGATTGATACTGAGTATAGCAAGAGTTTGTCGGAAAAGTATAATGCACTTCTTGACGAAAAGGTGCAAGCTTTTTACGAGACTTTGAAGCCATATAAAGCTGAGATAGACAAAGCACGAAAGAACGGAGCAAAGCTTGACAATCCAATCAATATAGGCAGTTCCACACAGCTTGCGATATTATTTTACGATATAATGGGCATAGAGCCTGTAAACAAGAAGTCTCCGAGAAGTACAGATGAGGAGACGCTTACAAAGATAAATAACGATGTATCAAAAGCAGTATTAGAGCATAGAAGCTTGGCAACACTTGTTTCCACGTTCATAGATAAGCTTCCTGAGTGTGTCAATCCCGATGATGGGAAGATACATTGCAAGTTTAATCAATACGGGGCAAAGACGGGACGAATGTCAAGCAGTGAGCCAAATCTTCAGAACATACCGAGTCATAATAAAGACATCAGAAAGATGTTTACAGCATCACCCGGATACTTGCTGATGAGTAGTGACTTCTCACAGCAGGAACCCAAATGTCTTGCCGCACTTTGTAAAGAAGCAGGAGACCCACAGATGTATAACACATTCATGGCGGGTAAGGATTTGTATTCTGAGATTGCTTCCAAAGCTTTTAACAAGCCTTATGATGAGTGCAGAGAGTTTAATGCAGACGGGAGCAAAAACAAAGAAGGCAAGGAGCGTAGAACGCAGGCAAAGAGCATTCTGTTGGGAGTTTTGTACGGTAGAGGTGAAGCAAGTATAGCGGAGCAATTAGGATGTACTGAAGCAAAAGCAAAAGCAATAAAAGAAAGCGTATTCAGAGGATTTCCCGCAATCGAGAAGTTCGAGCAAGATTCACTTGATATGGCATATGATTTAGGTTATGTCACAACAGTTTGTGGAAGAAAGCGCAGATTGCCAGAGCTTCAGCTTGAGGAATATGAGTTTAAATATATCAATGGTGTTCCTGTGGATGATGACGTTTTAGACTTCAACAGCGATTTACCGTTTGATGAGAACGGAAAGCCGGTTCAGATAACTCAGGAAGTGCCCGCTAAAGTGCAAGATTCGCTCAGAAAGCGCCTTAAACGAGCATGGTTTAAGGATAAGCTTAAAATCAAAAAAGAAGCGCAAGAAAAGGGGATTCTGATAATCGACAACGGTGGTAAGATTGCTGATGCTACACGACAGGTCGTAAATTCGAGAATACAAGGCAGTGCCGCAGATTTGACAAAGCTGGCAATGATAAAGCTGAGTAAAAGCGAGAGACTGAAAGAGCTTGGATTCAGATTGCTTATACCCGTGCATGATGAGGTCATAGCAGAGTGTCCTGAGGAAAACATCAAAGAATGTTCCGAGCTGTTGGCAAAAACGATGTCAGAGGCCGCTGAGGAAATCTTAAAGATGCCAATCAAGTGTGATGTCGAGATAACAAAAGAGTGGTACGGAAAGGCGATTGAGATATGAAAAACGAGATAGATAAAGTTGTTCCAAAAGCTAATTGGGAATTTGACCAGAGTGTTGCTGACTGTTTCGAGAATATGCTAAGTAGGTCAATTCCGCAGTATGATGTTATGAGAAAGAGCGTAACGGATTTAGTTGCCTCTGTGATTAACGACAATCCGGTAAAACAGTCTTTTCATGTTTTAGACATAGGATGTTCTGACGGATTGATGTTGGCGGCCTTAACGGGCAAATTTGAGCGCGACAGAGGATACTTTGTAGGAGTGGATGTATCAGAGCCGATGCTTGAGAAGGCAAAAGAGCGATTTAAAGACGATTCACGCGTAACTATACTAAATCATGATATGACAAAGGGAGTTCCGTCAGGACACTATGATGTTATTACAAGCGTTTTAACACTTCAGTTTATACCAATAAATTATCGACAGCAGATTATACAAAGCATTTATAACAATCTTTCACCATGTCATGGCTGTTTTATATTCGTTGAGAAAGTGCTTGGAAGTTCAGCATATCTTGACAATCTTTTTATCAAGAATTATCATGCATACAAAGAATCTAACGGCTACAGCAAAGATGATATAGAACGTAAGCGATTATCGCTTGAAGGCGTGCTTGTTCCTGTGACAAATGATTGGAACATCGATTTGATGAAGCAGGCAGGTTTTAGACAGATTGATGTATTTTGGAGGTGGATGAACTTTGTCGGATACATTGCAATCAAATAAGCTGATACAGCTTGACTTAAATGGTTTAACAGCTTGTGACTTATTCTGTGGTGCAGGCATAGGAGCTTATGGATTCAAACACGCAGGATATAACATGCTTTGGGGTGTTGATAATGACACTGACGCTGTAAAGACGTATAATCTTAATATCGGTAATCATGCAGTGTGTGAAGATATACGAAAGATTAAGATTGAAGATATTCCAAAGCATGATTTGATGATAGCTACGCCTGTTTGTAAGCCATTTTCAGTGTGTGGTGCGAGGCGACTTACAAACGATGAAAAATACGGAGATTTGTTAGCTGAGACAATTAGATTGTTTTCTGGGTGTAAGCCAAAGGCTTTGTTTTTTGAAAACGTGGCAGGCATTGCAATGGGTGACAGCTTAACAGTTTTCAAAGAGTTCTTAAAGCAGATTGAAAGCTTTGGATATCATACGTATTGGAAGATTGTAAATTCATGGCATCTTGGCGTTCCTCAAGAGCGTGAGCGCGTATATATGGTTGCAATCAGAGACGATATTCCGTATGAGTTTGAAATTCCTAAAGAGATGCTTTTTGGAAGAACTACACAGAGAGATGCCTTTTATGATTTGAGAGATAAGACAATCAAAGATGTCAAAAATCATAATACTGAGAAAATGAAGGAGAATCTGTTTTCAAAATTCAGTGCAAATTTTAGACAGAGTAACTGGGATGAACCAGCTAAAACTGTGTTATCATCGATTCAATCAGCTTTGTTATATCCCGAACCATATCTGAATATTGATGATTACTCAAAGGCACATGCTAAAAGAGGTAATGCAGATTTTCCAAGACGTTTATCGGTACGAGAGCATTTAAGACTACAGACAGTTGGAGATGATTTCTATTTTCCGGATGAAATCGAATTAAAGGAGCAGTATAACAGATGCTCAGGAGTTCCAAGTCTTGTAGCATATAAGTATGGTATTGCTATTGCTGAATGCTTACACGGTAAGACAGCAAAGAGAGTTAATACAATCAAAAGAAAATCATTATTTTAAGGAGATAAGACGTTATGGCAAGACAGAAATTTCGTAGAGTTCACACAAGAAAGATTGACAGAATGGTTGCAAAAAACAATATGCACATTTTAGGTATTTCAGTGCATGATTGCATCAAACATGGAAGATTTTCTGATGTATGGAAAGAGTATTCAAAAGAAGTTAAAGCATAAAGGAGAGACATCATGGCAGGAAAGAAAAAGACAGAGACAAAGACAGAAGCAGTAAAAGCAAATGCGCTGACGATTTCAGCGGAGACATTCAAGACATTGGTAAGCAAAGCTTACAAGGGAGTAGGTAATAACAAGCTTTTACCGCTTACACAGTTGATGTGCATCAGAGTAAAAGATGGAGAGCTTACGCTGATTGTGTCAGATGAGACAGGAACTAATTATCTGTATGTGAGACAGAAGAACATTGAGGGGGAGTTCTATGCCACAGTGCTTGCTGACCAGTTCGCAAAGCTGATAGAAAAGCAGACATGTGAGAAAATCACGATGGAAGCTGATGCTGATAAGCTTAATGTTACAGGTAATGGAAAGTACACTATAGCTTTACAGTATGACGAAATGGGCAATTCCATACAGTATCCTGACCCGATTAGTGACTTAGTGATGCCTGAAGCAGGAACAGGTAATATCAAACTTTCAGTGGTATCAAAGATGCTTAATTCTGTAAAGCCCGCGCTTGCTGTTTCGATGGATGCGCCGTATCTTACAGGCTATTATGCAGGAGACATCATTGCCGCGACAAACGGAGATGAGATGAGCATATACAGCACAGAGCTTATGGAAGAGCCTGTAATACTGTCTCCGACTGTTATAGAGCTGTTAGCATTGTCAGCTGATGATAAGTTTTCAGTCGAGAGATACGATGAGGGAGTGCTTTTGTTCTATGCTTCAGATATTCAGATTTACACACATGCGATGGAAGGTATTGATGATTATCCTGTAGAAGCACTGAAGCAGTTTAAAGACGCAAATATGCCTTACAGCTGTAAGCTGTCAAAGAATGCATTGATGCAGGCGCTTGATAGAATATCGTTGTTTATAGGTGCATATGATGACAATGCAATCAAGCTGACATTTGATGGCAAAGCTGTCAAAATATCATCACTTGCAAGCACAGGCGTGGAAGATATAACATATCTGTCAGGAAGCAAGGATAAATTTGAATGCACTGTTGATTCTGTAGCATTTACAAAGCATGTAAAAGCGCAGTCCACAGATACAGTCGAGATTCAGTTTGGCGATGATTCAGCAATCAAGCTGATTGATGGCGATATCGTGCAGATTTTGAGCTTGTTTGAGGAAGATAATGCAGAAGCTTAAGGCTTGATAAAATAAGAGGTCCGAGAGGGTCTCTTATTTTTTTTGGAAAAAAAATTTAAAAAAGTGTTGACAAATGAATAAACGTGTTATATAATGTTCTTGTGATTGAGAGAGACAGCGACAGAAAAGTGAGGTATGAGATATGAAAGATAAATACGCTGTGTATTTTACATGGAATGATGGATTTCAAGATACATTTAATTGTGAGACAGCAAAAGAAAGAGATGCAAACATCAAACAGATGATAGCAAGAAAAGATTTTAAAGAAATCAGATATTGCAGAATTTATTCCAACGGTGAGTATGGCAAAATTGTTAAGATTGTGTGAGGAGGACGAGATATGACAAACAGGGGAATGACAATAAATCTTTATCAGATAGTTAAAATGTTCGGTGGTAGAGATGGTGTTTGCGATATTAAAGAGATGCTGTCAGAATCTTTCGAGATAGATAAGCAGACGAAAGAATACAAGAATCTGACTTTTGCAGAGTATGTAAACGCAAAAAGAAGCTTTTTAGCAAGTATCATGGGTTATTCACAGTACATTTAAAAAATTTAAAAAAGTGCTTGACAAATGAATAAACATGTTATATAATGTTCTTGTGATTGAGAGAGACAGTGACAGAAAAGTGAGGTACGAGATATGACAAAATACAGAGGCTACTACATTGACCACGTTGTTTTCAATAGCAAGAAAGATATTGATGAGTATATCAAGAATGAGCTGATAACAGGTATTAAGAAGCTTATGAAGATGTTTCTGAGTACACGATACACCGCAGAGGAAAAGATATTTATTTCAGCATCTATCACTGCTAAAGAGCAGGCACTTCAGAAAGAGTGTGGACTTACTGGTGCAGAGATTGAAGAAATCGAGGACAGCTGTTATTGCTGAAAGGAGAGACGATATGAGAGCTTTTGGAAAATGGTTAGTTATGGCGACAGTAAATGGTAAGTCAAGAATCGCACATCCGGGTTTCAAGACAAAGAAAGAAGCAGAGATAACGCTTGCATCAGCAGGATTCAAGAAAGTAGATGAGAATCTGTGGGAAGATAGCTTAGAACAGCAGTTTTACATCGAGAAAAATAAAAAATAAATTTTTTTTTCAAAAAAGTGTTGACAAACATAAAAACGTGTTGTATAATGTTCTTGTCAGATGAGATGACACTTGAAAGAGTCGAAAGGAGGTAGAGCTTATGAGCGAAGAGGTTAGAGATTTTGAAGATGTAAGGCGTGCACTTCTTAATAGTATCGAGGATGCAAAGCTTGAGAAAGAGCTTTGGTCAAAAGTCGAGATTCTGAAGAAGAAAGATGGTTCAGATTTTGCTTCAAGAGCAAAGAGTTTCAAGAATGCAGATTACGGGTACGAGAGGTATTCAGATGACCATCATCCGATACTTAGTGTTGTTGGTAGAAATAAGCGTGGCGTAAGTCGTAGCTACAATATCTGGGCTTACATCAATGTCAATGATTTACCGAAAGATGACCCGCGCAGAGAGAAAGCAGATAAGCCTTATTACAGCTGTACGATTCCCACGTATTTGTACACACCTGATGAGCTTTTCGAGCAAATAAAGAAGCGTATTATTGAGCTTGATGAGCTGATAAAGTTACTTGAGGCGCAGATTGAAAAGAGCAAAGAGATTTATGATGAGCTTATCAGTTCGGTTAAGAAGTCGCTTGAGTGTATAAAGAATCAGTGTAAAGAGTTCAGAACTGGCGATAAGAAATATGCTTGTTCCCTTGAGTACAATCTTGGATATGTGCTTGAGAATAACATACTTTCATGGTTGATTTGGAGATGATATGAATAAAAGACCTACGAGATTTTATAGCAACCGTCAAGAAAAGGCGGTTGCTAAAGTTATCAAAGGAAAGCAGACAGCAAACAGCGGAGCGACAGAGTTTAAAAAGGGCGATGTTACGACAGAAGATTGGCTGATAGAATGCAAGACAGCAACGACAGAAAAAGCATCGTTCAGCATTAAACGTGATTGGCTTGATAAGAACAAGGAAGAAGCATTCGCAATGAATAAAAGCTATAATGCTTTATGTTTTGATTTTGGTGATAGTGGCAGTCGCTATTACATCATAGACGAAAAGACTTTTAAGGAGGTATTACAATGGACGCAACACAATTAAGCATCATTAAGCAGAAACTTGAAGCTGGCGAAAGAGTCACAAGTATGAGCGCGTTTGCTGGTGGAATCACGAGACTTTCAGCAATCATTTATGTGCTGAGACATAATCACGGAATGAATATTATTACCAATACGTGTACTACGATAAATCGTTATGGACATGTAACTAATTACGCTGAGTACGTACTTGTAGGAAAGGGGAAATGATACATGGACAAAGTTATGAAAGCATGTTTATGGATTATTAAGATAGTGCTTGTTATAGGATTCATATTCGGCATGATGTGTTTCTTTTCAGAGACACCCGAAGCAAGCGGACTTGAATCGCAGATTAAGCTGTGGCTTACAGGATTAGTTATCTGTTTAGTCTGTGGATTAGCTATAGCATTTATCAAGTATGAGGAGGAGAAATGACACCATTAGCAGTAAAATATAGACCTAAGTCATTCGATGACGTAACAGAGCAAGAGAGCATCAAAGTGATTTTGAAGCAACAATTGGAAAGCAATGAAGTAAAACATGCTTATTTGTTTTGTGGCGGAGCAGGTACGGGCAAGACTACATGTGCCAGAATCTTTGCATCAGAGATAAACATCGGAAAGGGAAATCCTATCGAGATGGATGCCGCTTCAAATAGCAGTGTGGAAGATGTACGAAACATCATACAGCAGGCAAAGACTAAAGCACTTGACAGTGAGTATAAGGTGTTTATCATTGATGAGTGTCATGCAATCAGTTTGATGGGATGGCAAGCTTTTCTGAAGCTTCTGGAAGAGCCCCCTGCAAAAAGTATTTTTATCTTCTGTACGACAGACCCGCAGAAAATACCTAAGACGATTCTTTCAAGAGTACAGAGGTATGACTTCCAAAGGATAAGTCAGGATGGTATTGTGCATAGATTAGATTGGATATTAGCACAAGAAATAAAAGAAGGTAACTTGCCTGAAGGTGACCATCAAGATTTAGATGCTGTTGAGTATATAGCCAAGATAGCAGATGGTGGAATGCGTGATGCTATAACGCTGATGGATAAAGCATTATCATATAGCAAAAATTTAACACTTGAGAACGTGGTGAAAGCATTAGGCACAACCAATTATGATATCATGTTTCAGCTGACAGATAAGCTGGTTTATGGTGATGCTATGGCGATGATATCAATCATCGATACTTTGCATAGTGAGGGCAAAGATTTAAAGCGATTTATCAAGAGCTATGTGCAGTTTTTACTTGATGTCAACAAATACGCGCTTGGCTGTGATTGGAAACAGATGTCAATACCAAGACTTGACGAGTATGAAAAGAGACTTGATGCATGGATAAAGGACAATGACATTTTTACAGAGCTTTTGAATGAAGTGGTAAAGCTTGATAACGATATCAAGTATAGTTCTGTTCCAAAGTGCGATATAGAAGCAAGATTATTATTATGGATAGAGGGAGATAAAAGATGATTGGTCAGAAAAGACTACAGGATATATTTAAGCTGTTAATACATAACAGTGAGTTCCCACGTTTCTGTGTTCTGACAGGGCAGATAGGAAGTGGTAAAAAAACTATGTGTGATTGGATAGTCGATGAGTTTAGGAGACGTAATCCTTCAGTCACAGCATATAAGCTTCCTGATGTTAGAATTGATACAATACGTGAAATGATATCAACAAGTTATAGAGCTACAGAAACGATGATTTACATCATCGCAGATGCGGATACAATGTCAGTACAGGCTAAAAATTCACTTTTGAAGATAACAGAAGAACCTCCAAACAATGCTTATTTTATTATGACGCTGGAAAGCGCAGAAATGACGTTAGAAACGATTAGAAGTAGGGCATCGATATTTCAGTTAGACCCATATACTTCCGACGAAATTAGGGCATATTCCAAGCGTTTAGGAGTATCTAAAGCAGATGAGCTTGGAATGGTCTGTGATATATGTGATGTTCCGGGCGATGTCGAGCATATGAAGCAGTATGGGATTAAAGAGTTTTACGATTATGTCAATAAGGTTGTTGATAATATTGATGTAGCTGATGGCGCAAATGTTTTTAAGGTATCTGACAAATTAGCAGTAAAGCAAGACAGCGAAGGATATGATGTCAAGCTGTTTTTACGAGCATTTATGGCAGTATGTGCGGAGCGCATGAGAAAAGAACCACTTAGATATGCGACAGGCACATCGATTACAAGTAAATACATGAGTCAGCTTGGAATCAGAGGTGTATCAAAATCAATGCTGATTGATGCATGGATAATAGAGCTGAGAAGATATTGGACGAGGTGATGCTATGACATTGACCGAGCTGAAATCTGAGATGATGTCGGGTAGAATGCGTCAGATTTACATCTTTACAGGAACAGAGATTGCGGTCAGAGATATCTATCTCAAGCAGATAGCAAAGATGGGTAAATTTGAAATCAGATGGATTGATGATGTCGCAGATATAATACAGTCTGGCAGAAAGAAATCCATGATAGCTTCAAAATCGTTATATGTTCTGTCTGAGTCATCAGAGATTTTGAAAAATGATAAAGCACTTGAAGCAGTGCAGAGATGCATCGGCAAAAATATGCTTGTGTGCATGTTTACAACGCTTGATAAGCGCGTTAAACTGTACAAGCAGTATAAAGATATAGTTGTTGAATTTGAGACGCTTAAAAGCGAAATCCTGAAGAAATACATCAAGAAAGAAATCAAGCTGTCAGATAAAGACTGTGAGAAGTTGATGGAAATATGTGAGTATGATTATGGTAGATGCTTACTTGAAATCGACAAGATGAAAACATACATCAAGGCGTTTAACAGCAAGAGCGGTTTTGACGGTTATACCGCTGAAGATTGTTTTTATTATTTCATGCAGTCAGGTACAATATATCAACCTGCAAAAGATGTTATCTTTGATTTTGTAGATGCTGTGATGCAGAGGGATGCTTATATGGCATTCAAGTTGATGCAGGAAAGCTATGACAGCGGTGAAGCAACGCTGGTGATGATATCAAATCTGTACAGTAATTTTAAAGCGACATTGCAGGTAAAATCGTGTAAAAGTCGAGACATTGCAAAGAGTACAGGATTAAACACTTGGCAGATAAACAACGCTAAGAAGTACATTGGCAATTATTCTGTCAAAGAGTTAATCAATGCAATGCAGATTATACGCAATGCAGAAGTTGGAATAAAGTCAGGATTGATTGATGAAGAAGTAGCAGTACCACAGATTTTAGTAAATATTTTATGAGGTGATATATGGCAAGAAATTTAAAAAATCTTGTAAAGCTTGTAAACAAAGCTACGGAGCAGATGCCGATAGAAAAAGCATTCTTGCAGGATTTAAAGCGTAGCATAGAGCTTACAGCAAGTAAAAACAGAGGTTCGGGCAGTAGAACATATAAGCCGAGTGCGATGCATTGTATACGACAGATGGCTTATATCATTTACGGAAAGCCCGTAGATGAGACACCTGAATCTTATATGAGCATAGGAATATGTAATTCTGGAACAGACACACATCAAAGAATACAGCAGGCAGTGCTTGATATGAAAAGCAATGGCATGGACTGTGAGTACATCAATGTTGCTGATTTTGTGAGAAGCAGAAATCTTGATTATCTGGAAATTAAACAGGAGCCGGATTTTGAGCATGGTTCATATGAGACAAAGCTTTATCATAAAACACTTAACATGAGCTTTTTATGTGATGGTATAATCAAGTATATGGGCAAGTATTATATACTTGAGCTGAAAACAGAGAACGCGAACAAGTTTTATAATCGCGAGAGTGTGAATCCTGACCACTTTAATCAAGGAACAGCTTATTCAATCGCGTTGGGAATTGATGATGTTGTCTTTGTTTATATCAACAGAGACACATCGGACATGAAGTCTTTTATGTTTACGCCAACTGATGATATGAAGCAGGACCTTGTTGGTTTAATATCAAACTGTGACAGCTATATCAAGAAGCTTAAAATACCGCCTAAGCCTTTGAACATCAGCAAGAAAGCTTGTGAGTATTGTGGATTTAAAACACAGTGCAGAAAGGACGGATAATGGCAGTAAATAGGGGAAAGCAGTTTGAAGAAGTTATAGAATCAGCATTTGAGAAGATTCCAGATGTTAGTGTTGTGAGACTGCATGACCAAACAACGGGATATTTGGGTAGTTCTAACCATTGTGATTTTATTGTGTATCGAAAACCTTATGAATATCACATAGAGTGTAAATCTGTACATGGAAATACTTTGAGTATTCACAGTATTCCAAAACCTGATAAGAATGGTGTTTTACATGGATTCTATGGAAATATAACTGATACTCAGTGGGAGGGATTGCTTGAGAAGTCAAAGATTACAGGAGTAATCGCAGGAGTGATATGTTGGTGGATTGACAGGGATGTTACTTTGTTTATTCCAATACAAATGCTTGAAGCCATGAAAAATATGGGGAAGAAAAGCATACGGTATGATGAATGTGTTTATTGTGACTCTTTGGGAAATGGTTATGTAACCGCATTTATTCGGGGTAAAAAGAAACGTATATTTTTTGATTATGATATGAAACAATTTTTTGAGGAGGTAAATCATGTCAAAGGTCAATATGTATGATGATATCAAAATAAAAGAGATAAAGGGCATTCAGCTACACATTGAGGATAACTCTAAGCAGTTAAGCGATATTGTAGACAGCATAATTAAGCCATATTGCAAGGATTTAGATAATTATGTGCTTTTTATCAAGGATTGCCTTGCAGACGGGCAGAATCCACCTACAGATGCAGAGCTTGATGATTTTTGTATGAATCTTTCAACATACATCTACTTTGCAGGTGGCATGGTGGAACAGCTTGGAATCAGAGATGATATAGCAAAAGCTGTATATAAGGAAATGTATCATTCCACAAGAGCATCGATGGACAAAGGCACTGTAGCTGATAAAGACAGTATTGCCGAGCTTAATAGTCAGCAAGAGCTATTAACAAGCATATGCTACACAAGAGCGTGGAAAACAATGAAGGCGAAAGTGGAGAACGCGCAAGAGCTTTTACAGAGCTGTAAAAAGGTTCTTACAAGACGTATGACAGAGATGGAACTTACAAGAATGGGAGGAAATTAAAGTTGACTGGAAATGAGTATCAAAAGCTGGCAAGCAGAACAATATCACAGACATTGAGTAAATATGCAGTTATAAGACATTCAGTGTTTGGTTTATGCAGTGAAGCAGGTGAAGTAGCAGGTTTATTTCAAAAGCAGTTTCAAGGGCATGATATAGAGCCAGAACATCTCAAGAAAGAGCTTGGAGATTGTTTGTGGATGATAGCTGAAATGTGTACCGTAAATGATTGGAAACTTGAGGATATCATGCAGATGAATATTGATAAATTAAAAGCACGATATCCCGAAGGATTTGATGCTGAAAAGTCATTACATAGAGAGGAAGGAGACATATGACATCATATGTTCACGCAAGCGATGGGAAAGTATTTTGTCCAACAAAAGCAGGTATGAAGATTGGCAGAATTAGGTCAAAGTTCTGTAAGGATAGTCCTGTATTTAAAAAGTCATATATACACACAGTTCCGACAGCATGGGTAAACTGTGGCTGGGTAGAAGAAAAGGAGATACAGAATGGGAAAGAAACTTGATGAGCTTATTAAGAGCATTAACAAGGAACAGAAAGAGGAAATCATAACCAAAGGACTCACAAACTATGAGCAATTCAAGCGCATACCGTTTACGAGTCCACGAATGAACTATTGCACATATGGTGGGATACCTGAAGGCAGACTGATAGAATTTTATGGTGAAGAAAGTGGTGGTAAAACTACATCAGCACTTGACATCGTGGCAAACTTTCAGAGCATGTATCCTGATAAGGACGTATTGTGGATAGATTCTGAGAATACGTTTGATGTGGAATGGGCAAAAAAGCTTGGTGTTGATGTAGATAAGCTTTATATCACACAGCCTAAATCACAGTCAGCTGAAGAAATCTTCCAGATGATTCTTGTTATGATAGAGAGTGAGGAAGTAGGATTAGTCATAATTGACAGCTTGGCCGCTTTGATGTCAGCACAAGAGATTGAAAAAGAGATTGGAGATGCTACATATGCAGGCATCGCAGGACCACTGACAAAGTTTAGCAAGAAAGCTGAGACAGCTTGCCATAAATATCATTGTACATTGATAGGTATCAACCAGGAGCGCGAGGACTTAAAGAGTCAGTGGGGAGGTATGAAAACACCCGGCGGGAAGTGCTGGAAGTTCATGTGTACTATGCGCTTACACTTCAGCAAAGGTAAATATATTGACGATAAAGGAAATGAGCTTACAAGAGGTGCAGAGAATCCGTATGGAAATATTGTGCTGATGAGTATCACAAAGACGAAATCATGTCCGCCATCGCGTAGAACAGGTTTTTATACGCTGACTTATTCTGACGGCATCGATTATATACATGACCTCATAGATGTAGCAACAAAGTATGGTATCATTGAGAAGTCAGGAGCATGGTATAAGATTGTTGATATCGAAAGCGGTGAAGTAATCAATGACAAATTACAGGGAGCAAGCAAGGTAAAAGATGCGCTGGAGTGTGATGATAAGCTGTTAAGATACGTGGAAGAGCTTGTAGAACATGCAATGGATATGGCTATTGACAATTAAAGCTTGAAGTGATATAATAATATTTGCGTAGAAGCAACGGACATTTTTACTTTCATAACGAGAACCCATAGTATCCAACGGGAAGAGGAGCTGTCAGAAATGGCAGTTCTTCTTCTTTTTTTTGGAAAAATTTAAAAAATTTTTAAAAAAGTGGTTGACAAATATAAAAACGTGTTATATAATGTTCTTGTGATTGAGAGATACGACACAAGAAAGAACGAGGTAAGAGATATGAGAACATACTTGAAAAAATATTGCGTAGTTTACAAAATCGATGATGTGATGCATGAATACAGATGTTCAGCTTACGGCGCAAGATTCGCTGAGAAGTATTGCAAGCAGGAGCGCGGGAACAATATTGAAATCGTAGAGACTTATGAGGAGGACTGAGATATGATGCAAGAGCTTAACAAGATATGGAAAGAAAAGACAGGCAAGGACTTAACTGAAGCAGAAGCTTGGAAGATGGTTGAGTTTGTAAAGATGGTTCTTGAGAATGCAGATAGAAAGCTTGATGAGATTCAGGAGGGATGAGATATGGCAGATGTATTAAAAACACCTGATGGAGTCATTATAGTTTTTGAAAAGACTGATGTGGTGGAGACAATTAGACGTTATGTGTCTGATGATGTAGCTGATTATGTAGAACGTGAAATGAAGTATTATGATGAGCAGGAAAATCTTGATAAATTATACTTTGAGTCAGACTATGAAAGTATGGAGGCTTCATGTGATGAATACACGGCCGTATTAAATGATATTAACGATGAAACAGAGGTTTTATTTCAGCTTATTGATGCAAAAAGACTTGATAAGAAAAAGCTTTTTGATGCAGTTATGCAGATTCAGAAAAAATGTTTAGAATTGCTTTAAAAAAGTTGTTGACAAACACAAAAACGTGTTGTATAATGTTATTGTCAGATGAGATGACACTTGCAGAAAGGAGAAGCTTATGAACATCGAAAAAATCAAAAGAGCATTAGCTAAGAAGCTAAAAGATGAAAATAGCAGTTTCACCAAGAAAGACATCAGCATCGAAAAGGTCAGCAAAAACGAGATATGGATAAAGATGCGTGATTACGAGATTCTACCGATTTCTGTAAAGCAAGATAAAGATGATTACTTTGGGTATGTGCTTTTCATTCGAGATGAGTTTGATGAGGGCTTGATTGGAATGTGTGACAGCAAAGTTGATTATCCTTGGGATGAGGCAATGATAGAAGTTGGATACTACATAGCATCGAGATTCTGAGACTTGAAAGGAGAAAACACTATGAAGCAGATTAAAAACGGAACAAAAGAGGCACAGAGCATCATCGCTATTTTCAACGATAAGAAGTGGAGTAACAAAGGCAGTATTTACGATGCATACGGCAAGCCTTCAGCAAAGAAAGTCAGCATCTGGAAAGCGATTGAGAAAAGAGCAAAAGAGACAGCTGGTTACGGTTACAATGATGATTTACGAGTTGTCAGCAGGAACGGGTATTTATTCAGCACGATGTACAGCTACACGATAGATGGAAAGACCTACATCGTGTACGACACAAAGAGCGAGACAAAGGTTGCTAAGTTAGTCTGATAAGGAGGCGAGCTTATGATAACAGCATTAAAGAACTGGAAAGGGTCAGTAGCAGTCAACGGAGAAAGCTATGACAGCATACAAAGCGCAATTTCAGCTTTTAAGACGTTTAATGGCCCGATACATATAAAGTTATCACCGAAGAAGGAAACAGTGCTTAAAATTGATTCTGATGCGTCACAGAGCATACAGAGCATCAGTCCAAAGCTTGGAGAGATTCAGATAACTGTTAAAAAGTACATGACAGAGCCCGCAACACCGCTTTTCGATTTCATGGCAAAGTGGAATAACAACAATCCCATGCCCATGCGTATAATGACAGGTACAAAAGAGAAAGAGACGCGAGGTATGGTTTACATGAAGCTTCATGGATTAGCTAAGCCTACAATCACCTGTTGCTGTTGTGGCAAAGAGCTTACTAATCCGGTATCAAGAAAGTACGGCATCGGTCCTATTTGTCTTAGCAAGATAGGAATTAATCTTGATATAAATGATGTTGATGGCATCAGCGAAAAGCTTGTTGATGTAAAGTGGGAAGGTTGGATAATAAAGTCAGCGATTACAAAGGAGGAAGAGGTATGATGGAGAAAACAGGAGTTGTTATGAGTGCAGAATTTGAGAGTAAAAAGAAAGCAGTCAAGAATTGGCTTGACAGAGTAGTTAAGAGCAAGATAGCACTGATTCAGCTTGGCAAGCCCGAGTATAATGATTTTGGTGCAGAGCTTTGTGGTGAGTATGGTGCGGTTCATATGTTCGCTGGTCTTGAAACTGTAGCGTTCTATCTGGGACAGACAGTAACATATGACCCTACATGGAGCGAGGATAAAGGCCGTATGTATTTTATGTATGATGGGCTTGAAGTATTTCAGCTGTGGAGAATGCAGTCATGATATATGAGCTTGAAAAGAGAGGTAACAGTCTGGTGATGCCTACCAGACTGTATAACTTTCTGATGCAAAACAAAGTCAAATTCAGCTATGATTTTGAAAACAGCGGGATAAATCTTGAGGAAGATATCATAGAACGCATCAGAACGCTTAGAAATGACGATTTAACACATCAGACGATAAAATATACTACTGAGACACAAAAGACGCTTAAAACGCAAAATATGCATTTACACAAGAGGAGGTTAATTTAACATGTTAAACATTAAAGCAGAGAAAGATGGAGTAATGATTGAAGGAGAGGGAACAACCAAGGAGATGTTTGAAGCAATAGCAACAGCAGTGGCTGGTGTTTATAAGCAGTCAATCAAGAATGCTGAAGTATCAATACCATTTGTATCTTTACCAGTATTACAGGTGACTATAAAGGATAGACTTATTAAGCTGTTGAGCTTTGCACTTGCTGACGCTGACAGAGAACTTAATGAGGAGCATGATAAACAGGATATCAAGTCGGCAGATTTCACAAAGGATGAACCTATGAGTTTTTCAGAGTTTATGCAGAAGCTTATGGGAATGATGGAGGATAACGATGAACACGGAAACAAAAGTACATGAGTATCACTTAAGGACATCAAATAGGGCTTGTGGACAGACGACACAGGAGATTTATATAAAAGGTTATAATGATGGCAAGTCAGGAGGTTATAATGACGGCAAGTCAGATGCAATCAAGGAATTTGCTGAAAGACTTAAACAGGATGTAATTGATATGCATGATTGGCCAGGTAATACAGACAGAATGCTTAAAATTATAGACAAAAGAATGAAGGAGACATTGGGTGATGAATAGTGAATTAACCGAATCACAAAAAATAGATTTATTTTTACGAAATCAGCAAGTACACAGAGCAAAGGAAGCATTAGATAAGGCTTTTGTTGAATACAGCGATGCTTTAAAATCTTTAGCCGTAATAGTAGGGCAACAAGAGTTTTTTGCAGATTGTGGTGCAGGAAAATGTTTTTCCGATGCAAATGGTAAACTTTTCATAAAGATTGATAAGAAAGCAGGATATATCTGTGATACACTGTTAGATAGTGCAGTAGATTTAAGCACAGGTGAAGTTACTGTTTTTAATCCAAAAACAGTTGTTACAGTGCATGAAAATGCAAGAGTTATAGTTAAGTGAGATGACACAAATGAAATATAAAATATCTAATGTATATAATCCATATGATTTTATAAAAAATGACCATATAAAGATTCATCCTTGGATTCCGAATGGAAAGTATTGTATAAAGAGAGCTCCTATGAAAAATGGTTTTGGAGAATATCGTTGCTTTCCTGTAGAAGTAAATACTTGGGAAACAATATTTGACAATGAAACAAGAACTTATGGTGATATATATTTTGATACTGAGCAGTATGAATGGAGTACAAATGATATACTTATAATTGATGATACAATATGGTTAGAAGCTATAAACGGCGGTCTGCAATGGTTTAAAGTTGAAGAGGTGAGCGAATGACAAACGAAGAAGCAAGCATAATCATTGGTAATATACCGATAAATGGGGATGGGTGCTATTCAATCCCAGAATACCAAAAAGCAAAGGCAATGGCAATCAAGGCACTTGAAACAGTTTCGTGTATAAAAGAAAAATGTGCATACTGCCCACATTGTGAAAATTGTGATGTGGATGATGAAACGCTTGAAATCAAGGCATTAGAGCAAGAACCTTGTGATGATTGCATAAGCAGACAGGCGGTGCTTGACCAAGCAGTAGATTATGGTTCAAATACATACTTAATTCCTGTTAATTCAGTAAAAACTTTACCATCTGTCACACTAAAGAAAGAGACAGCACATTGGATAAACAAAACACTCATATATAAAGGTGAGACAAAAGGTGAACGTGATTGTTACGCAGGAACTTGCTCAGCATGTGGTACAGTACAGGAATGTTGGAAGTTTTGTTGTGGTTGTGGAGCAAGGATGGTGAGTGAATGATTAAATCAAAATCATACAATTCCATGTATAGCTATAAAAAAGATAATCTTAAATACATTGATAGATATGGAGATGCTCATTACAAAAGAAAAATAAAGAGATGTATAGTAAATAGATATGGTGATGTGGTTAAGGTTATTACAAAATAAAGAATGAGGTGAGCGAATGACAACAGAAGAGAGAAACATAAAATTAAAGCATTTAATCACATGTATGAAGTGTGAAGTAAGTGGCAAAGTGTGTGATGAAAACTGTCCTACTCAATATGAAGCTGGAAATATGGGAGAGATTATAGAAAATCTTGAAGCAATATCCGAAATACTAGAACAACAGCCTTGTGAAGATGCCATAAGCAGACATGATGCTTTAAATTGCGTAACATTTAATGAAGTTAGATATAGAATGGTTGAAGATATAAAGGCTTTACCCTCCGTCACACAAAAGAAAAAATCCGAATATGAGCATGACCATGAGGTAGTCAAAGCTTATAATGACGGACAGGCTTATATAGTGGACAAGATAAAGGCAAAGATTGAGACTTTGGATTTTGATTGGGGCGACGATTTAAATCCTACAGCCAGAAGTATATGTATGGTATGTGACGCTATTGACGAATGCATTGGAAATTAGTGACAAGTACAGAGGTGAATAAAATGAGTATATGTGATTTATGTCAATTAAGTAGTCCAAGTGGTTGTACTAAGTTAGACAATGAAGTTTGTCTTAAGGACGCACTCAAATTGATTAAGGCATCGGCTACAAACGGCGATGTGATAACAACCTTATATCCCGATGCTAATCCCGAAGAGGATATACAGGAACCGCACTATATTTTATTCACATTGAATGGCTTTTGTTTCAGTATATCTAAAGAATGGTGGAACTCACCATATAAGGCAGGTGATATAGATTGACATTCAAAGTAATTGATACAAAGACAGGCAAAGAACCTACTAATCGAGTGATTGAAAATCTTGCCAAAAAGGGTGGCTTAATGGTATGTGACATAGACCAGTTCTTTGTTGGTGAGGACGGTAGTTTGGGACTTATGGATGATTGTGGGAATAGTGTATATATTGACATGGAAAGATTTAAGGTGGAGGTATCAGATGGAAAATGAATTATTATTACAAGGTAACGGAAAACCGTGGCTGACAGATGAAGATAAGACAGTACCGAAGAAATGTCCTACTTGTGGGGCTGATATGGGGTTATTCCTTATGGGCGAACCCATATTCTTATGCAAGGGAAAAGACAGGCATTATTACGGCACTTTGAAATTTACGGCAGAAAGTGAGGATAAGTAATGAAGATAAAGAGATACTTATGTTCAGCAAGCACAAGAACCGAATACATTCTTATAGGCATTTGGGCGTTTACTGAAAAGGGATTACAGCGTAAGATAAACAAACTTGCCAAATGGGGAATAGAGATTGAAGATAGGTTTGGTAACAACAGATATGTTGAAAAGTTCCCGAAGTATTTAAGTCCAATCCATATTTATTAAGGAGGTAAATAAATGCAAATAGTAGTTACTTTATCTGAAGAAGATTATTATGTGCTTATTACTGCAAATGATGATAAATTACCTTCAATAACTGCTCGTCGTCATCTATTTGCACAGTTAAAAGAAGGAACACTACTTCCAAAAGGACATGGAGTATTGAAAGATGTAGATAAGATAGTTATGGAAAGTAGTGTTGACATGTGGACAGATAATGGTTATGAATCAATGATTGCAGTTGAAGCTATCAATAATTCACCCACAATTATAGAAGCAGATAAGGAGGTAAGTAAATGAATTGTCCAAATTGTGGCGCGATTATAAAAACATCTGATAAGTATTGCGAGTATTGTGGAACGCAAAACAGTTTCAGTATTGAAGATGTGATGAAAACAGGGATTTTTTGTGATGGATATGTGGCAGAAAAGCGGACAGTCTATGAAGATGTTGATGTTTATTATGATATTTATGGACGCTTGCACAGGTCCAAAGTAAAGCCAAAACGTATAATAACAATAATCGAAAAATAGGACGGTGATATAAATGGCAAAACCAATAGTGACAGTTGATGGACTGACAGAGAAGTTGGAAAAAGCAATCTGTGACAGTCCGTTGACATTAACAGAGATATGTAAAAGAGCGAAGATATCAAGACATCAGTTATGGCAATACAGATACTATTCAGTAACTCCCAACGCATTAGTATTAGCAAGATTAGCAGTTGTATTGAATATCAGCACTGATTATTTGTTAGGCATAAGCACAAAGCAAACAATAACAGCATAGGAGGATGAACAAATAATGTATGAGAGTCCAATAAACTTGATATATGGTGATTTTCAAACAAAAGTATCAGAAAACAACGACATGGTTGTTTTAAAAGTCATTCAAAAAGTCGGTGTTGATGTTGATAAGAACGAATTAATAAGAGCGTTGAACTACGACAGAGAACAGTATGAAAGGGGTTATGCTGAAGGTAGAAATGCAGAGTATTTGAAGAGAAAAGACATGTTGTGGGATATTAGAAATCAGATAACAATGTTATCTGTTTTCAATCGAGAAAATGTAATTGCTGTGATAGACAGTTATTTAAAACAGGAAGAGGAAACAACATGATAAACTATATACGAATACAATGTATAGCACCTATAATCTTAGTGTTGATACTTAAAGGTGTTATAACTTCTCCATCACAGTTAAGAGATGCCAATCCTACAGCACTTCAGCATCTATCAGGTACAATGCAGATTGAAAATGGAAATGCTGGTGGATACAGTTTATTACAGGACATGATAAGATTATTACTGACAGGAGCAGTAGTAATAAACCGAGTAGACTCACCAAGATGGAGCGGTGATACAATAGAGAAAGTCATACTTGCAAAAGGTCAGTATGCAAGCGTAACAAGAAAAGGATTCAAGACAAAGAAAGCTACAGAACAAACAATATTATTAGCAAAGTATTTGTTGATATATGGGACAAAGTGGGTATGTCCAAAGAATGTGGTATATCAGGGACAAGGTAAGAATGGTTCAAGTATATACTTAACCATCAAAGTAAAAGGTGATAAACCAGAGTTATTCTGTTATGAGTGAGGTGTTATCATGATAGAGATATCAAGAGTGGAGCTGTATAAAGTCTGTAAGCGATGCGGCAAAAAGCTGAAAAAGCTTGAATACAGACAGAGAGGATATGGTAAGATATGTTGGGAGAAAATAAAAAAGAGTAAGCGTCAAAAAAAGTTGTTTACTTTTGATTGATTTTATATTATAATAAATCATGGGAGGAATGTAACATGGAAGAAAAGCATTTAGCTTTAGAACTACTCCAAGAAGTAAAGGCAAGCGCAAGAAGATGGTTTATAATTGCGATTGTAGAATTAATGGTAATAACTGCATTGGTGTTAATATTATTATTAGTTCCCGCAGAGGCAGTAAGCATTGAAAATGAAGATGGCAACGCTAACTACATTGGCAATGATATGAATGGAGATATCAATAATGGCAAAGATTACAGTGAAGAGGTATTACAAGGGCAGGAAGAAAACGACAGTTAGACGGAGAAAAAGATAATGCCAGCATCCAACAGAGTTATGATACATAAATTGCAAAACGCGATTAATCAATATGGTGGTAAGATACTATATGAGAAATCGCAGTTTTTCAGTAAAGACCAAAATCGGCCAATCACTATATACAAAATCTGTCAATCGTTAGATACTGAGACTAAGCACAAGAAAGAGAAGCTTTTTGAGTCCACATCAATGATTCAGATAGTATTCTTTCTACGTGATATCTGGTGTTATATTCGAGGTCAGGAAATACCAACAGATAATGCAGAATGGGAGATAATCAAGCAAAAGAAAAACATTGATTATAGCTTAGTTAAGATTGAGGAGCGGTGACATGAAGAATATAACAGAGTGGATAACAGTCAATGGACATCATGTTCCAATATATGAAGGTGAGTCAAAAGATGACGCTGTTGGCAGATTTACTAAGATGATGGAAGATGACAGAAGAAAAAACAGTCAGATGTCAAAGAGTAAAGCTGAAGCAGATAAAAGAAACAAACAAGACCCGCCTAAGCGTTTACGTCTTAACGATATATCCGCTAAAGATGCCAATAAGTTTTCTGATGTATTGCATCTCAAGACAAAAGAGAGATTCAGATTTAAAGAAGGTACAAGCATTACAGGCGCTTATGTATTTGCAGGTAAGGGTTGCTCTAAAGTATTTAGAGATGCTGAGAAGTACGCAAAGAGATATCCGCAAAGCGGAAGAAATCCAGAAGATTGGCAACATTGTGCTGGATTCGCTAAGATAACAAACGGCTCTAAAGTGTTAGATAGAGAAGTACATTGGGTACAGGGTAAAGATGGATATGTTCGTGAAGCGTTCATCAAGATTCACGAGAAGAATCTTGAGGACAGAAAGTGAGGGTGAAAATGTTACACAAAGGAAGTAAAGCTAAGTACATCGGGGAAACAAATGGAGCTTTTGAAAAAGGCAAGATTTATGAAGTACGTGGATATGACAGAGAACTTGACGCATGGGGAGTAATGTCAGATTTGGATGAAGTCTATGCAGTAGGAGAAGATGATTTGGAAGAGGTAGAATGATATGTCTAAAGAGGTAGAACAGTGGATAACTGTAAACGGCAACAGGGTTCCTATCATGAAAGGTCAGTCTAAAGCTGATGCAGTCAAGAGCTTTGTAGCAAAACAGAACAAGACAAAGACAGCATCGAATAAATCAGCTGATAAAAAGACAGCGACCAAGCAGTCAGGTGACCAGAAGAACATCACCAAAAATGAAGATGAGAAAGACCAGCAGATAGCACGGAATCAGAAAGAAGCAGAAGCGCGAAAAGCTGAAGAAAACAGGCCGATACAGGAAGTACATAAAGCAAAGATAAAAGAGCTTGAATCCGATAAGTATGAGGGCGATAATACATACGACCTTGATACATTAAAGCCTGTAAGCTTTGAAGATGGTTATCAGGTAACATTCTGTCAGATTGGAGATAATTACACGAATGACCAGTATCAGGCTAAAGTCAATGAATGCTTGAAGCTGTCGAGTAATGGCAAGACATATGCTGGCAAGTTTGAAGGAACACCCGAGATATCATTCCATTGTGCAAACAGAGAGCAGGCAATAGCATATGCAAAAGCAAATAATCAGATATCGATATGGGATTGGAAAGCCGGAAACGCTGATTGGCGATACGGAGAAATAAAGACAGGCGGAACAGGAAGGAGAAAGTAAAAATGACGTTAGATGAATTAATCAAGAAATATCCTAACAAGAAAGACAGCGATGCCGCAATGGCTAAGATGTCAAGAGCAGAAGCAAAAGAGCTTATAGACAGCATG